AAGATATTATGCAAATGCGAACTAAACCAGTTAATAAAGGTTGGGGTGCTAAAGGTGCAGATACCTATTCAATTTGGATTTTCAAAGGTGGTGGATCGTGTCGCCATTTTTGGCAACGTGAAGTGTATGTTCAATTTGAAGGTGTTGGATTAAATATAAAAGACCCAAGAAATAAACCAAAGGCTACTGATGCAGCTATTGACAAGTTAAAGAAATATGGCTACTACACGAACAAAGGTAAAATGATGAACGGTGACCAAGTAGCACAAAAACCGAGAACAATGAAAAATAGAGGTTTTTTAGAACCAAAAGACTTTACTACACCAATAAACTAAAATTAAAATGGCAAACGTTCTTTTAATATCACGAAACGACATTACACGCTATACGGCTTTAAACGGCAATATAGACGTAGATAAGTTTATACAATTTATTTATATAGCACAACAAATACACGTATTAAATTATCTTGGTACGGACTTACTTGAAAAGGTAAAAGCTGACATTGCTGGAAGTAGTTTATCGGGTAATTACCAAACGCTTGTAGAAACTTACGTAAAACCGATGTTAGTGCATTATAGTATGGTTGAATATTTACCGTTTAGTGGTGTGACTATTTCTAATAATGGCATCTATAAACATAGTGCAGAAAATAGTACGGTCGTGGATCAAGACGAATTAGAAAAGCTTATAGCAGCAGAACGCAAAATAGCTGAACACTATGCAACAAGGTGTGTAGACTATTTATGTAATAATTCGACTTTATTTCCCGAATACACATCGAATACTGGTGCAGATGTTTCACCAAGTTCAGATGTAAATTTCACTAATTGGTATATATGAAAAAAACACGAATAAGCAAACCAAAGAAAGTAAACATATTAAGGTTAAAAAAATACTTAAAACAAAATGGCAGAAAAGAAGATAAGTCAATTAACTGCGAAAGGTAGTAATTTAGAAGAAACCGATTTATTAATTATAAGTAAATCTGATGGAAGTGGTGGTTACGACTCAAAGTATATTACTGGTGCAGAACTTAAAAGTTTAACCGTAAACACACAAACCGACACATATACATTTGTATTAACCGATGCTAATAAGCTTGTTGAATTAAACAACGCTGCAACCAAGACTTTTACAATACCAACAAATAGTGGTGTAGCTTTTCCTATTGGAACACAAATTACTTTGGCTCAAATAGGTGCTGGACAGTTAAGGGTAGCTGCTGCCGTTGGTGCTACGTTACGTTCAAGTGGTGGTAAAACTAAAATTGCAGCACAATACGGTGTAGCGACTTTAATAAAACGTGCTACGGATGAATGGTATTTACACGGCGATATAACAACTTAAAAAAATTAAAATGGCAGTAACTAACGGATGGGGACAAGGTGTTGAAAACAACACGATAGAATGGGGAAAAGGAAAAGACAACGCAACCAATAATTGGGGAAAAGTTTACGAAACAAGTGCAAGTGGCGATACTCTTTTAGAAGTTGCAACTGTACCATTTTCTAATACTAAGTCGGTTGACTTTGATGGGGTTGATGATTTTGTAAATATGGGAGACGTTTTAGACTTTGAAAGAACTGATGCTTTTAGCATCTCTTTATGGTTTAAAAGAACAAGGTCTGGAGTTAGTGAGTTTTTAGTTGACAAATCAGAAAGTAGTGGTAATTACAGAGGTTATTTTCTTCTATTAGCTAATGACGATAATTTAATTACATTTGTTTTACGAAGTTCAAACATACATACTCAAAGATTTATTGTTGACGGAACAACTGCAATAACAGACACAAATTGGCATCATACTGTTTTAACTTATGATGGCTCAAGCGCAACAAGTGGAGTAAAAATATATTTAGATGGTTCAGATGATACTGGAGCAGTAACTGGAACGCTATCTGCTACAACAGTAAACTCAAACCCTTTTCAAATAGGCGCAAGAAATGGAGGTAATACTTTTAGTGGTAAGATTGACGAGGTAGCAGTTTTCAATTCAGAACTATCTGCAAGCGATGTAACTGCAATATACAATTCAGGAACTCCTTTAAGTTTATCTTCTTATAATCCAATTTCTTGGTGGCGTATGGGCGACAATGACACGTACCCAACCTTAACGGATAACGGAAGTGGTGGAAATAACGGAACTATGACAAATATGGTTTCAGGGGATATTGTTGCAGATGTTCCACCGACATTTAATAAATATTCTTTGTCTTTTGACGGAGTTGATGACCACGTTGCAATAGGAGCAACGCCATCTATTTTACAGTTTGACAGATTGAATACGTTTTCTTTTTGTGCTTGGGTTAAAAGAGAGGGAACAAGTAACCAAGTTATAATATCAAATCAACTTGCACCAAGTACAAACTATAGAGGGTACTATTTCGACATCCAAAGCGATGAAACTTTAGCAGTTATTTTTAGGTCAACTTTAAGTGATAGGTTAATTTTTAGGTCTTCTTCTTCTTTAGACTTAAATTGGAATCACGTAGTGTTCACTTATGATGGTGGTGCATCTACAAGTAGTGGTCAATTCTACATTAATGGTTCAGCAGATACTACAACAGGATCAGGAACATTAACTGGAACGGCAGTAAGTTCAGACAATTTATTTTTAGCTTGTAGAAGCAACGCAGATAATTTCCTTGACGGAAAACTTGACGAGGTTGCAATCTTTAACACAGAGTTAAGCGCAAGTGACGTAACTGCTATTTACAATAGTGGCACTCCTGCATCGCTTACGAGTTATTCTCCATTAGCTTGGTGGCGATTTGAAGAAGGAAGTGGCACAACTGCAACAGATAGTGGAAGTGGTGGCAATAACGGAACAATAACCAACGGTGCAACATATTCAACAGATAAACCTTAATAATTAAAAAAATGAATAAAAATAATTTAACTTACGCTATAATTAGCATTGACGATTTACCAAAAGTTGACTTTGGGCAAGTAGGCGAAACATCTGCAAATACAATTCGCAAAAGTATAGACTTAACAAAGTTTGTTTTAAAGTGGATCGTAGAACCTAATTTTATACACGATGAAACTATCGTGCCAATAGAATGCTTAAATCACGAACAAGCGCTTGAATTAATGGCTACGGATGAATGGAACGAACCAATAGAAGAAAGTGCAGAGTAATAGCCACATAAGGTTTTTAGGTGCTATTGTATTTATTTGCAGTTTAGCAACTGGTTTAGCTTTAATAGCAAATGGTCAAGAAAGTTTGCCATCTTTTTTTGGTGGCATTTTATTAATTAGTTATACATTACTACAATTGGTTGTTGGACTTTATAGAAACGATGAAGGAGAAGATTTTTAATGTAGGTTTTAAAGAATTTTTAAAATCGCCATTTAGCGTTATATTTTTTTTCGCTATAATATTATTATGTTGGTTAGGTAGATATTTACTTGATTCAAAAGAAACGGAAATAAAAACACAAAAAGAACAATTAAAGGAATGCGACGAAGAAAGAAAACACGACAAACTATTACTTCAAGATTTAGTTTTTGAAAACCAAAGAAAGCATAAGCTTGAAGACAAATTAAATAACGATGGAAAATAAATACATAATTATAGCTGCAATCATAAGTTTATTTGGTACTTTTTTTGAACCAACAGTAAGAAAAGAAATTAAAAAACCTAAACAAAGCCATATAACGCAAGATGCAGAAATATGTATAGATTCACTACGACACGTTAACGATAGTTTAATAGACGCTTTAAGAATAGAAAATAGCGTACTAAAAAACGAAAACACGAAACTAAAAAGGATTCGCAAACATCAATGGCGAAAGTAAAAATGGAAACTGGTCGAACTTGGTTAAATAGATTGATAACCGAATCAAGGTTAGGACATAAACACGAAGCTTATAAAACCGAAGAAGAAGCACTAAACAATAAAGTATATACGTATGAATCTTTAAGTATTACCGAAAAGATAATTTACGACAAATTAGAAGAAAATGGTAAGGAGTTACACGGATAAAGAATTACTTGACAAAGTACAAGAAATAAAAAACTTTAAAGGCATACCAAATGAGTATTGGCTGCTTGGTGTAAGGTCAAAAGAAGACATTACAGACGTTTTTGACGATAAGATATATGTTTACTTCGGTAGTATGTTTCACGCAGTTTTAAGAGCAACTACAAACTCCGGTAAAGTTTATTTAGAAGGTGGCTTTAAAAAATATAATAAAGAAGGTGTTGCCGTTCTTAAATCTGACTATTGGCACTATGACTGTTGGAAGTTTGGTTTACATCGTGGCAAGATGGAAGCATTAAGACAAGCTAAAGATATGCCTTACTATCGTGATGGAAATTTAAACGGTAAAAGCGAAGAAATAGGAAAGCTTTATACTGGCAAAATTGGTTTAAACTTTCACGGATCAACTTATCGAAAAGGTGCAGATATAAAACGTGACGAAATTGGTTATTGGTCAGCTGGTTGTCAAGTGGCTTCAGATAACCTTGTTTATCGTGAGGTGATAAAACTATTCAAAGAATCAAAACAAAGCTATTTTAGCTATTGCTTAATAAATGAATTTTAAAATGTAAATTATGTATAATATGAAAAACGCAAAAAAACCGTTAGATATTAATATCGACACGAAGAATTTTGATGTAAAATTTAAAAGAGATAAGAAAAACGGAAAAACTTATCTTGAAATTGACACGGATAAAGTAGACGTGACTTATACCAAAGATGGTAATATTTCAATTTTTAAGTTTGATACTGAAAGCGATGTTTTAGACTTTGAAATAAAAAAAGACGAACACGGAACAACAATCGATGTTAAAAGCAAATACAACTTATTAGGTAGGTTTGTAGCTTGGTGTTTAAATGGTAAAGCAAGAAGAGCAAAAAGACGTGCTGAAAGAGCAGCAAAGAAATGAAAGAACAGTCAAGACCACGATTGCAAGGTAAAAAACTAAAAGCTTTCAAAAACTTGACAAAAAAAGAAAGCCGTGTTTTAATAATTGGTGATTTACATTTGCCTTTTGAAAATACAAACTATTTTGACTTTTGCTATAATACTTATGAAGACTGGAACTTAAATAGAGTTGTTTTTATTGGTGATATAATAGACAACCATTATTCCAGTTATCACGAAACTAACCCAAATGGTTTAGGTGGTGGCGATGAATTAACACAAGCTATAAAACACTTGAAAAAATGGAAAGAAGTTTTTCCAAAAGCTGACGTAATAATAGGAAACCACGATAGAATGATAATGCGTAAAGCACAAAGTTCTTCTATTCCTAAAGCTTGGATCAAATCTTACAACGGTGTTCTTGGCACTAAATGGAAGTGGCACGAAAGACTTGTTTTAGATGGTGTTCAATATGTACACGGTGAAGGTGGTACTGCAAGAACAAGAGCAAAAAACGATATGATGTCAACGGTACAAGGACATATTCACACACAAAGCTATACCGAATGGATGGTAGGTAATAATTTTAAAATTTTTGGTATGCAAGTAGGTTGTGGTTTAGATAGAACTTCATATGCTGCTGCTTACGCAAAGAACTTTAAAAAACAAGCTTTAGGTTGTGGTATTGTAATTGGTGGACATACTGCAATAAATTGTTTAATGTAGAATAATTTAGTATATTTGAACACTTCAAAGTAATTTTTTCAAATAATTGTGATTGGAAGCCGTTAGAAATGACGGCTTTTTTCTTTGTATAAATATATAGTTTTAAACTTTTTTTAAAGAAAATGTAAAAAACATTTGCATATATGAAACCTTTTTACTTATATTTGTGTATAACAAAAACAAAAAAACACAAGAAAATGTTCACAACAAACACAATAACACTAACGGAAAACCAAGAAAACAAAGTAAGAAAGGTAGTAGAAGATAGTTTTAGTAAATTACATTCTTTAGATTGGAATCATTTTTCTTTTAACGGAACAAGATTAAACCTTAAAAGTAAAAACCAAGAGTGTATATTTGAAATACATACAGAAGAATTTAATTCTTTTTGGGGTGTAATAGAAATAAATAATAAAAAACAACCTTTAATTAAAACTATAAAATTTATTGAGGATTAAGTAATAAATGAAGGGGAGTTAACCACTTCCCTTTTTTTAAATTAAAACAATTATGGAATTAGAAGAAGAAGAAATCAAAACTTGTGATTATTGCAATCACGAAATGTTAGCCGAAGACGGTGCTTTTTGTAGCGAAGATTGTGCAAAAGGTTATTTTAGCGACATCACTTAAATTTACAATTATGAAAAAAATAAACTGGACAGACCATATAGAAAGTCTTAAAAACATCTATAAATATGAATTCTATTGGAATAGAAAAACACGAACCGAAAAAGGTAATTTCAACACCGAACACTACATAAAATATTTGAACTATTTAAAAGAAGTAAGCAATGAAAAGTAAAGAACAATTTGAAGCAAGTATGGAACTTGTATGCATTATAAGTAAGCTACAAGACTTATCAAGAACCGAAGAAGTTTATTCAAAGTATGGTTTAAGCGAAATGGTAAAGAAAGCATCTTTAGTTAATATCTACAAAGATGGTATAGAAGAAGTGTTACAACGCTTAAAAGCTATACAAGATAAGTTATGATAAAAGTAGGAAGTGACTTTAGTGGTGTAGGTGCTTTTGACCAAGCACTTTCCAGGTTAGGAATAAAACACGAAACAATATTTGCTTGTGATATGGATAAGTATGCAAGACAAACATACATAGAAAACTATGGCGAACCATCTTACTTTCCTACTGACGTTTATGAAAGGAAAATACCACAAGATCCATTAGACTTGTATATGACTTCACCACCTTGTCAAGCTTTTAGTCAAGCTGGAAGTAGACTTGGAAAAGAAGATAAACGTGGAATATTATTTTTTAATAGTCACGAATTTATACAAAAGAACAAACCACGCTTTTTTATATTTGAAAATGTTAGGGGTTTATTATCACACGACAACGGTAAAACTTTTCAAGAATGGCTAAATTTTTTAGGTGGTAAAAGTATCAATGGTTTACCAGTTTTATTTGCAGATGAAAATGCAGTACCTTATCACATCTATTATAAAGTTATAAATTCTAAAAACTTAAATGTTCCACAAAATAGAGAACGTGTTTTTATAGTAGGAATAAAAGACGATAAAGACAATGTTTTCCAATTTCCAAAAGACGAACCTTTAACAAAAAAGCTTAAAGACGTGTTAGAAAATGAAGTAGATGAAAAGTATTTTATTACAATAAAAAAAATAAAGTATTTATTGCGAACAAAAGGAACAACTTTTAATGTTAATGAAAATATATTAACTAATCCAATGCCTATTTTATCCAGGACAATTCAAGCAAATTATTATAAAGGTTGTAGAGATAATCAATATATTAAAATAAAAAGTGCTAATAGTAAAGGTTACGAAGTAGCTACTGAAGGCGATAGCATAAACTTTACAAGACTACATAGTGAAACAAGACGTGGTCGTGTAGGAAAACAAATAGCACAATCTTTAGAATGCATTAGTAACCAAGCAACTTTAAAACAAGACACAATTAGAAGACTAACACCAAGAGAATGTTTTAGACTTATGGACTTTCCCGAAACTTTTACTTGGTCGTGTTCAGATAGCCAAGCTTACAAACAAGCTGGAAATAGTATAGTAGTAAAATGTTTAGAAAAAATTATAGCAAAATTAAAATTATGAATACATACAAAATAACGCATAAAGAACGTGACCACACTTTAACGTGGCGAAAAGTTTATAGCATAATAAAAGCCGAAACAAAAGAAGAAGCAATTATTAAGTTGGATCGACACAAAAGTTTAATTAAAAAAATAGAACTTTTATCAACTGGAGAACCAAACATTTCCACAAAGCAAAATTTGGAAGATGCTGCAAGTGCGTGGTTCGATAAGATACGAAACCAGCAAAACGATAATAGACACGCAATTTATAAAATAAAGTCTCCATATTACAAAAAAACGAAATAGTAATTTTATAATACTAATTTTTAAAACACAAAAATTTAAAATACATTTATCAACTTAAACACAAATACAAGTAAATACTTATGGAAAAGATAAAAGAAAAAGAAGCAGCTGAAATTATCACGCTTTTTAACTTAACCAAGAAATCAAGAAAGCCAATTGTAACCGACAACCGTTTTTTATTTTATAGATATTTAAACGAACACGGCTACACTTTAAAACAAATTGCAAAGCTTTTTAACACTACGCACCCTAACGTGCTTTATGGTGTTCGTAAGAGCAAACAAGATAGCGTTTTAAACAAAACTAACTACGTTAAAAACACGGAACAACTTCGTGAATATCTAAACAACAATAACACGGATCTAAAACGGTTAGAAGTTATTAAAAACGTAAAAGACGTTCAGCAAAAGTTAGATGTAATAATAGAAAAAATTAACGCATTTAACAAAGTTACAATATGAAAAATAAGAAATCATTTGTGCTTTATGCAGATTGGAAAGAAACCTTTGAAGCACTTTCTAACGACAAAGCTGGAGAACTAATAAAACATATTTTTAAGTATGTAAATGATGAAAACCCAACCAGCAAAGATATGTTAATTAATGCCGTGTTTGCTAACATTAAACACACTTTAAAACGTGATTTAAAGAAATGGAAACAACAACACGAACAAAGGGTTTTAGCTGGAAAAAAGAGTGCTGAAATTCGTAAACGAAATTCAACGGTCGTTAACGGTCGTTCAGTTTCGTCTACTGTTAATGTAAATGTAAATGTATCTAAAGATATATATAGGGCATTTAATCATTTAAGTATTTCTAAAGAAGAATTTAATAAATTAAATAAGTTATATTCTACTGAACAAATTGACCGTGTTTTAGATGCTATTGAAAACTACAATGGAAATAAAAAATATAAAAGCTTATATTTAACTGCTCGAAATTGGTTGGCAAAAGAAAACACAAGTGCAAGTTCTGCTGACGATGAATTATTAAACCACGTTAAAAAACAAATCAATGCTAATAAATAAAGGTAGTGAATTAACCTATTTAGAAAACTACCGTAACGGTAAAATAAAAGCTGGTTTAGGTATTGGTAATTGTTTGGATGACTATTTACGTTTAAAACACGGACAGTTAAATATTTTACTTGGACACGACAACGTCGGCAAGACGGTATTCTTCACTTATTATATGCTTTCACACGCAATTATAAACAACAAAACTTTTTGTATTTGGTCTGGTGAAAATTCAAGTGGTCAAATAATGCGTGACTTAATTCAAATGTATGTTGGTATGCATTTTAAAAAAATACCTTTACAAACTATAAGAAGTGCATACAATTTTTTAAGCCAATTTTTTACGTTTGTAGATAATAGAAAACTTTACAAACCCGAAGAACTATTTTTAATATTTGAAAGCGAAGATGCAGACGTTTGTTTTATTGATCCATTTACTGGTTTAGATAGGAAGATGACTTACGAAGGCAACTACGAATTTTTAAACGGTGCAAGACAGTTTTGTAATAACACGAAAAAAACCTTGTATGTTTCAAGCCATCCAACAAGTGAAAGTGGTCGTGCTGGAAATGTATATCCAGAAAACCACGAATGGAAAGGTCATCTTAAAGCACCAATGAAAGCACATATTGAAGGTGGTAAAAGCTTTTTAAATAGATGTGACGATTTATTTATAGTTCACCGTTTGGTAGCACATCAAACAATGAAATACGAAACAATGGTAAGCATTGAAAAAATTAAAGACAAAGAAACTGGTGGACAACTAAGTGAACTTAATATGCCATTATTATTTAATTTTAACAATGGTTTAGGCTTTACAACGCAAGGTGTAGATAATTTAAAAGATTATAGATTTAAAACAACACAAACACGAATAAAATGATTGAAGTAATAAACGCAAAAGTAGGATTAAACAAAGTAACTATAAGAGCAAGACTAACCCTTGAAGAATTAGAAGCTAAAACACCACACAAAAAAGAACTAATAAGAAACCAAAAAGATAGTTTACAAGAACTTGAATATGCTAACACAATTTTGCATAGGTTAGACTTAAAAGTAATGGCTTTGTCAAGTGATTTACATAGCAAAAACACTTTGCTTTTAAAGTTGCAATATGAATTAAATGAACTTAAAAAAATTAATAAAAATTTATTGAACAATGCCACGTTGTAAACATTGCAAAGAAAAGTTTGAAGCAATACACTTTAACCAAAAGTATTGTACAAAAAAAGAATGTATGGATGTATGGATCAAGAAAGCCAAACAAGTACAATGGAAAGCAAAAAAAAGACGGATGAAAGACGAACTACGAACCACAAGCGACTATGTAAAAGAAGCACAAAAGTGGGTTAACAAATTTGTAAGGCTACGTGATAAAGACAAAGGATGTATAAGTTGCAATGCACCTTTAACTGGTAAGTTTGACGCTGGTCACTTCTTTAGTGCTGGTGGTCACGGTTCAGTTCGTTTTGATGTAAGAAACATTCACGCACAATGCGTTTATTGTAACCAATGGGAACACGGAAATTTGTACAAGTACCACATAAGGTTAATAACAAAAATTGGTTTAAAGGAATTTGAAGATTTAGAAAGGCAAAGCAAGAAAATGAAGAAGTGGGAAAAAGACGAACTAAAAGATATTATAAAAGAATACAAGCAAAAATGCAAAGAAATAGAAGGCAGTTCTTAAACTTTTTTTTAAAAATTGTAAATAAATGTTGCAGTATTAATATTTTTTATTATATTTGTGTATAACAAATTTAAAAACACAAGAAAATGACAACTATTTGGACAATTAAAAACGAATTAGGAACTTTTAAAGGAGAAAATCTTTATAAAGTTATGGTAAAATCAAAATGCGAATTTTCAAAAAAATATAAAATTTTTAAAGACGGAGTTTTATTTGATTCAGTAATTAGAGAATTAAACAATAAAGGACAAATTATTAGATAATAAATAAAATAATAACACAAGGGGGGTAATACCCCCTTTTTTAAAACACAAGTAAATATGAGTACATCAAGTAAACGTGCATTAGAATATGCACAAGAAGAAGAAACCATCTTAAAAAAAGGTTTACCAAAAGAAAACATCTACAAAAGCTTGGCAGCGTTCCAGCAAGAATGTAAAGTGATCCACAAAGGCACAAAAGGCTACGGCTATTCTTATGCCGACTTACCAACAATTTTTAGTGTAATAAACCCACTATTGAAAAAACACAATTTAGGTTTTACGCAATTAATAGATGGTACTGAACTACGCACTATATTGTTCCATACAAAAACTGGTGACACTATCGAGAGTTGTGCAGATATACCACAAGACGTTCAGCTAAAAGGTATGAACACATTTCAAGTCTATGGCTCTGCTATTACATACTTTAGACGTTACGCACTTTCTTCGTTGTTAGGTATTATAACCGATAAAGACACGGATGCAAGTGGCGAACAAGTTAATTTAAAAAAACACGAACCAAATATTAAATTTAAAAAAGGTTCTTTAACTGACTTGCAATTTGCAAGGGCAATAGAAACTATAAAAGAAGGTAAATATTCAAAAGAACAATTGCTAAAGACATTTAAATTAAGTAGTAAACAATCTAAAGCTTTAGAATTATGTTAGTACGTTGTTCATCACTTGGGAAAATAATGACTAATGCACGTTCTAAAAAAGAAGTGTTAAGTCAAACGGCA